AACTGTTACTGATGATACATCTACAAATGCCACAAGATACCCTTTATTTTCCTCAATAACATCAGGAAATTTATTAACAGAATATACAAGTTCCACAAAGTATCAATTCAATCCTAATACTGGGGCATTAACAGCTACATCTTTTGTGGGTTCTGGTGCTAGTTTAACCAGTATTCCTAATGGGGCACTTGTAAATTCAAGCATTACTGTTGGCACAACAGCTATTTCATTAGGTTCTAGTTCCACAACATTGGCTGGTTTATCAAGTGTAACTTCTACCAGTTTTGTAGGAGCATTAACTGGCAATGCTAGTTCTGCAACAACAGCTACAAGTGCAACTGTTGCATTAAATGTTCAAGTAACAGATAACACATCTAGTTCAAGCACTTTTTATCCAACATTGTCACCTGGAACAACTGGATCAACAAACTATGCTTTAAATACAAGTTCTACAAAATTAAGTTTTGTGCCAAGTACAGGCACTTTAACTGCAACTAATTTTTCAGGACTAGCATCTTCAGCAACCAATATTGCAGGGGGTTTTGCTAATCAAATCAATTATCAAACTGGGACAGGAACTACTTCATTTATAACAGCCCCATCAAGTTCAGGAACATATTTAGAGTGGAATGGTTCTGCATTTGTTTGGGCAACTCCTGGAGGTGGTGGTACAGTTACATCTGTTGCTCAATCTTTTACTGGTGGACTAATATCAGTTTCTGGTTCACCAATAACAACTTCAGGAACTTTGGCATTAACAGTTGCTGGAACTTCAGGAGGCATACCTTACTTTAGTTCTGGAACAACTTGGGCATCTAGTGGTGCATTAAGTCAATATTCTTTATTAGTTGGTGGTGGGGCAGGAAATGCTCCCACATCTTTATCTTCTACTGGAACTTCTAATCAGGTATTAATTTCTAATGGTGCAAGTGCAAATCCTAGTTTTACATCTGCACTAACTGGTCTAACTATAGACAACACAGTAATAGGAGCTACAACTGCTAACACAGGTAAATTCACAACCCTAGAAGTCACAGGAACATCAACCCTTGGAGATGCTTCTACTACTTATATCCAGGTGGTAGGGGATGCTTCTTACCCTGCAATTAAAGCGGCAGGAGGAACAAATACACCTCTTGTGTTGCAACCATTGGGAACAGGAGCATTACAAGCACAACAGACTACATCTAGTGCTACAGGTGGTAATGCTAGGGGTGCTAATGCGGTTGATTGGCAAACAAGTAGATCTACTGCGGCACAAGTAGCTAGTGCTTTAGCATCAGTTATTTCAGGTGGAATTAACAATACTGTTACCACAAACTATTCTTCTATTGTTGGTGGTAGCACAAATAGTACTGGTGGTGGTAACTACGGTTTTATTGGCGGTGGCTTAAGTAATAATGCTGGATCAAACGTATCACAATTTGCTACTATTGTTGGTGGCAATGCAAACCAAGCGGTTGGGTTTTTTAATTTTATAGGCGGTGGCGCATCAAACTCAGGCACAGCATCAAGTACCGCAACAACAAACACAACAACAATTGCATTAACTGCACAAACAACTGTCTATTTATCAAGCACTAACGCTAATATCAAAGTAGGGCAATTAATTACTGGAACAGGCGTTGTTAACTATACCTACGCAACATCATCTGTAACAACAGGAACTCCTGCGGTAATGGCAACGTCCACTATCTCAGGTACAACTCTTACAGTAGGTTCTTTAACCTCTGGAACAATAATAGCAGGACAAGTATTAACAGGAACAGGGGTTACTGCGGGAACATACATTGTTTCAGGCTCTGGTTCTACTTGGACAGTATCGGCATCTCAGACAGTAGCCTCTACGACAATAACAGGAACTGCTTATACATTCACAATCAGTCAAGCTGCAACAACTACTGCTGGTATAACATTATCTTTCTACACACCTCATGGAGTAGTAGTAGGAGGAGGAAATAACCAAGCAACAGGTTCGTATAGCTTTATTGGTGGTGGTGGTGATGCGGGTACTGCGGCTAATAGGAACGTAGCTTCAGCAGACTGGTCAACAGTAGTTGGTGGAGTTGGAAATCAAGCTACTGGAATTGGGGCTTTTGTTGGTGGTGGTGGAGTTTATTTAGGTACTGTCAATGGAAACAATGCTTCTGGTGTATTTTCTGTTGTTGGTGGTGGATTAGGTAATCAAACATCAGGACAAGGTGCATTTATTGGAGGTGGTTATACAAATTATGCAAATGGTAATTATTCTGTTGTTAATGGTTACAATGGAACATCTAGAGGAATAGACTCTGCATTTATATTATCTTCTAGGAATTCCAATAATACACAAGGTTTTAGTCAAAGTGGTTGGTATAACTTATCAGTTTCTACAACTACTACAGGTGCGGTAGCACTTTCATCAAACAGTAATGCTGCAGGTACAACAAACCAAGTAGTATTACCTAACGGACAAACTGGCACAGTATCTGTATACACATTTAGAGTATTAATATCAGCGCACAACTCAGCAAATACAACTGATATTGCGGGATGGCAAATACTTGGTGTCATATCTAGGGGTAACGGAGTAGGAACAACTGCTTTAGTTGGAACACCAACAGTAACATTACTAGGAGCTACATCTGGTGCTATATCAGCAGGATGGGGTACATTATCAAACGTAGCGGCAGTAGCAGACACGACTAACGGAGCATTGCAGATACAAGTTACAGGGGTTGCCTCTACTACAATTAGATGGTCAGCTAGGGTAGAAACTAACGAATTGGCATACTAAGGAACTAACATGGCACTTAAACTAAACTTAGGCACAACTCAATTTGGCGCACCAGCACCAGAGGCTTACGCTAGAGTTACAAACTTCTTTGGAAACAAAGACAATATCCAAGTACAGGTATCTGTGCATTTCTCAAAGGATGCTAGAGATTCAAATCTAAGCCCTGTCATGGAACACGCACACTACATTGGACTAGCAGACTTAGCTGGTAAGGGTGAGCTGATGACTGCAATCTATGAAGTTCTTAAAACAATGTCTCAATACCAAGGCGCAACGGACGTTTAATCATGGCTATTAACCAAGACAACGTAGCAGACAAACTTATTCCTACTACTGGAACATTGACTGTTTCAGGAATACTTACTGCTACAACAGTCAATATTTCTACAACTGCAGGGTCTGGAACTACAAATTATTTAACTTTTGTAGCCTCTGCTACTGGTAGTCAGCCTCAATACACAAATACTAGTTTAACTTATAACTCAACAAATAATGCTATTACAGGAGGTATTCAAGGTGGAACTTTCTAATACATTAATTGTTAAAAAAGAGGCGCTTTAAATGGAAATTATTTGGAAAATTCTTGAAATAAGTGCAGAAAATGAGTTAATAACTCATGCTAAGTATCATTGCTCTTTATCTGATGACACAAATACTGTTGAAACAGAGGGTAATTGGTTTTTTACAGACCCTATCATGAATGTACCATTTGGGCAAGTTACAGAGGAAATGGTAGCAAAATGGATTGAAGATGCTTCTGTTAAAGATGGAGTAAATATTATTACCTCAAGACTGCTAGAACAGTTAAAATCATTAGAAAAGAAAACAGTTGTACCTCCTTGGAAGCCTCAAGTTTTTACACCTAATATATAAAAATGGCACAAACCAATTACACTCCCATAATACTGTATAACAGCGGTACAACCACCAATGCTCCATCTGCTAGTAATTTGGCAAGTGGTGAATTGGCTATTAACTATACAGATGGAAAGCTATTTTACAAAGATAACAGTTCTGCAATCCAAGTAATTGGTTGGAAAACTACTCCTACAACTGCTGGTGGTACTGGATTGACTAGTTACACAGCAGGAGATTTGCCATATTATTCATCAGGCACAGCACTTTCTAAATTAGGTATTGGCACAAGTGGCTATGTTTTAGAGTCAAATGGCTCTGCTCCTACTTGGGTAGCTCAATCTACTTTGTCTGTTGGAACTGCAACAAATGCAACAAATACAGCAATTACAGACAACACTAGTTCTATTGCCACTTGGTATCCAACAATTGTTTCTGCAACAACTGGTAACTTACCACAAACAACATCTAGCACTAAGTTAAGTTTTGTGCCAAGCACAGGAGTTCTCAGTATTACTGGTGCTAATTTGAGTGGATTGACAGCATCAAGTGCAGTAGCAACAGATTCAAGTAAAAACTTAATTAGTGTTACAAATACTGGAACTGGTAATAATGTTTTAGCTACAAGTCCAACAATTACAACACCTACTATTAGTGGAAATTTAAGTTTTGCATCTGGTACAAGTGGTATTATTTTCAATAACACAAATGCTTCTGTAAATAGTACATTAAATGACTATGAAGTTGGTTCTATTTCTACTCCATTAAAAGTTGGTTCTACAAATAATACTGCTTATTACAATAATTACAGTCAATATGTAAAAATAGGTAATATTGTTCATGTCAATATAAATTTTGATACTTATTTGCAAACTTTGTCATCTACTGGTGTATTAAGTATAAATCTACCATTTACAACAGGAACAAATTACAGAGCAAATGAGTATTTTAATTACACGTTGAATTCAACTGGTGTAAATTCAGTAGCTGGGATGATAAGTTTAAGTGGTAGTGTAACTAATTGTCCAATTTATACAGATGGAACAGGATCAGTTCAGGCTTCAGTAGCATTGACTTCAACAAGAGTTACTATTCTTGCTTATTTTTGTTATCAGGCATCATTTTAAGGATTAGAAAATGACAATTTCATCAACAACAATAATTGACAAAGTAGAAGTTTTGCAAAATGGAGTTTTGCAAATTCGTCAAGCACAAATATTAACTGAAAACAATCAAGAAATTGCTAGAAATTACACAAGATGGACAAGAGTACCAGGAGATCAAGAGGCTCAATCTGATCCTACTCCTGTGCCTGCAATAGCTTCAGCTATATGGAATTCAAATGTAATTTCTGCTTATCAAGCTGAATTAATAGCACAAAAAACATTAATTGAATAATTAATAAATTAATTACATTAATTAAAACAAAGGCTAAACAAAATGACTACATTAATACCAAAATTTCAACAATCATACTCAAATTCAGTAAATAGAGCAATAAATTTTAAACTTGCAGAATTTGTTTCGGTTCTTGATTTTGGTGCTGTAGCTGATGGAAATACTGCAACTGGAACTGGAACTGACAACACAACATTTTTTCAAAATGCAATAAATTCATTAGGATCAATTGGTTCTTTATATATTCCAGCTGGTGTTTATAAAGTTTCTTCTCAAATAACAGTTCCATCTGGAATTACTATTTTAGGTGCAGGGCCGTATGTTGCAATAATATTTTGTCCAAATGCTTTTAATAGTGATGGGTTAATTAAATTTAATGGAAGTGGCGGACCTCCTACAACAATACAAAATGTTGCTATATTGGCGCAAAACGGAGGAGCTGGTACTTCTTCAATTGGTTTAAATATGGCCGCTAATGGAAGTTTAGGAAGTAATTTATGGATTGGTGGATTTGCTACTCAATGTACTTTAAATTCATCATCTGTTTTCTTATATGATAGTGTTATGGATGAAGGTATAACTTCATCTGCTGGAGTAACTGTTAATTATAATAATACAGTTGTTAGTAATGTAGAAATATATTACAACTATCAGGGTTTAGTAGTTCAGAATATAAGTGGTAATTCTGGGACTGTTTCAATAAATAATATTCAAGTTATTCAATGTCCTTATACTGCATTTGCAATATCTAGTGCTTCAAATGTTCAATTAACAAATTGTGCTATTGTAAGTTCTATTAATTCATTTTCTTATGCTGGTCTTTATATTGTAAATTCTACAAATATTGATGTAACTAATTTACTAGGAACTTTAGTAACAAAACAAACAACTGGTAATGGTGGTGTATATATTTATAATTCAAGTTATGTAAACATAACAAGTTCACAATTAACTAATTTTTATAATGGAATAAATATTTCAAGTGGTTCAGAAATAATAATAAATGGAAATATTTGTTCAAATAATTACAATATTGGAATTTATGCGGCTGGAACAGACAGACTGATTATTAGTAATAACAATTGTAATAATGATGGTGGTGGGACTTCTGATGCTGGTATTTATTCAAATAATTCAACTGCTTATGCAATTCATAATATAACTGGAAATATTTGTACTCAAAATGGTTCTGGAGTACAAAATTATGGAATTTATGCAAATTTAACAAATAATGGTTCAGCATCTGGATTTACTAATATTGTTGGTAATGTTTGCAAATATAACAATACAGCAAATATTAGTTCTAATGGTCTTACAGGAAACATTACTCAAACAGGAAATGTAAGCTAATGTCTAAACTTAAGTCTTTAAACCTAATTAGGAGCTTATATGTCAATTAACCTTTCACCTATTGGTGGCGCAGGATGGCAATTTTTTGATAATAATGGTGTTCCCTTGGCTGGTGGACTTATTTACACCTATTTAGCAGGAACTACAACACCTACTGCTACTTATACAACTGGAGCTGGAACAATAGCTAATTCAAATCCAATTGTTTTAGATTCTTCTGGAAGACCTCCAAATGAAATTTGGTTAAATGGTGGAATATCTTATAAATTTGTATTACAAACAAGTGCTGGTGTCCAAATTTGGTCAATGGATAATTTATCTGGTTTGCCAAGTGCAGGAGTTGAATCATATCAAACAGCTACTGCTGGACAAACAATATTTACTGGACTTTCCTACACAACTAATAACAACAGTATGAAAGTATTTGTAAATGGGTCTAAACAAATTGTAGGGTCTAGTGCTCCAGGTTCTTATGTTGAAACAAATTCAACAACAATTACCTTTAATTCTCCAGGTTTAAATGCTGGAGATATTGTGGAGTTTTTACAATGACAACTCCAAATGATATTATTAGTAGAGCACTTAAAGATATTGGTGCTTTAGAGGCTGGGGAAGTTCCTACACCAGAGGCATCCCAAGATGCTTTTGATATGTTGCAAGATATGTTAGACCAATGGTCTAATGAAGACATGATGGTGTTTTATAAGAATGAAATCATATTTCCTGTTGTTTCTGGACAAACTCAGTACACCATCGGCCCAGGTGGGCAAATTGGTGCTATCTTTACTGGAAGCATTACTGGTAATGTTCTCACTATTACTTCTATCCAGTCTGGGGGCATATCTCTTGGTCAAACTCTTAGTGGAACTGGCATTACATCAGGTACTACTATTGTTCAAATGCTCACAGGAGCAGGAAACAATGTAAATGAGGCTGGTACTTATTTGCTCAACAAGACTTATTCAAGTCCAATATCAAGTGAAACCATAAATTCATATTATCAAAGACCTTTAAGATTTAATTCTGCTTTTGTTAGGATTAATACTTATTCAAATGGTCAGCCAATAACAAATGGTGGATTAGATTATCCTGTGTCTGTGCTTAATGTTGAACAATACCAGATGATTGGTTTAAAAACACTAAATGGGCCGTGGCCGAAGGCTGTGTACTATGAACCCACAGAAACTTTGGGAAATGTGTACCTGTGGCCGAACCCCTCCCAAGGTGAAATGCACATTTTTGTAGATCAATTGTTTCAAAGATTTACAACCCAGTTTGATAATATCAATCTGCCACAAGGTTACAACATGGCTTTGAGGTGGTGTTTGGCTGAAAGATTAATGCCTATGTATGGCAAAGCTAGTCCCACACAAATTCAGATGATTATGAAGTTTGCCGCACAAGGGAAGTCCACAGTAAAAAGGACAAACATGAACCCTGGAATTGTTTCTACTTATGCAGACTCACTTTTGGTTGGAAGACAAAAGGATGCAGGCTGGATATTATCTGGAGGGTTCTTTAGATAATGGCTGATTTTGGCTTTGTCGGCCCCTCCTATGAAGCGGCCTCTATCTATCAAGAGGCTCAAGAGTGCATCAATTTCTATCCTGAAATTGATCCTTTAAAGCCTCCTGGAAGTAGAGGTGTAGTTGCTTTGTATCCAACTCCAGGACTAACTTCAATACTTCAATTAAATAATGCTCCAGTTAGAGGAATGAGGACTCTTTCTGGCGGCAAATATTTAATTATTGTTGTAGGATCAACTGTTTATTCTGTGACTTATTCAAATGGATATGTAAGTACACAAATAGGAGCATTAACCACATCAACTGGATATGTTTCTATAACAGATAACATAATGAGCAATACAGGATTAAATGCTTATATTGTTGATGGACAAAATAGATATTATTGGATTGCAAATACAAATAGTTTTAAAACTTTGCCAAGCACAGACGGGCCGTGGCAAGGTGCAAATGTTTGTGATGTTGTAGATAACTACATTATTTACAATCAGCCTGGAACACAACTTTGGGCGGCTACAGACTTGGGATTAGTTACATCCAGTAATGCTTATTATGGTTCTAAAGATGGTGCTCCTGATCCACTTGTATCCCTAATCGTAGATCACAGACAAGTATTTTTGCTTGGTGAATTTACTGCTGAGATGTGGACAGATGTTGGAAATGTAATTCCTGGCATTATTAGTTTTCCTTTCCAAAGAGTTACAGGAACATCTGTACAGCATGGGATTGCCGCACCTTTTAGTGTTGCCAGATTTGGTGAACAATTTGCTTTTGTAAGCCAAGACTACAGAGGTCAAAACATCATTGGAGTCATGCAAGGATATTCTTTCAAAAGAATTAGTACCCATGCTGTAGAACAAACTTTAATGAACCAATATATAGCTGATGCTGTTGCTTATACATACCAGTTAGATGGTCATGAGTTTTATGTAGTTACATTTCCAAGCATTAACATTACTTGGGTTTTTGATCTGGCATCTGAAATGTGGCATAAATGGTTATCTTGGGATGGCACACAATTTAATAGACATAGATCAAATTGTGGTGCTATTTTTAATAATGTTTATTTGGTTGGAGACTATGCAAATGGTCAAATCTACCAATTAGACAATGCTGTATATACAGAGGCAGGGAATACCATTAGAAGACTTAGAAGATGTCCTCATTTGGTAACTGATTTGCAAAGGCAATATTTTGCTGAATTGCAGATACAGTTTCAGCCTGGAGTTGGCTTAGAAACAGGTCAAGGTAATAACCCACAAGCTATGCTTAGATGGTCAAA